AGCGTCTCTCTAATGCGACCGTAAGAGACGCGCAGGCTGCGCATCGTCTTCTCCTCGCCGCCCTTGCCCTGCGCCTCCCACACGCTCTGTCGCCGGGAGACAACCTCCCACTCGGCCGAGTCCAGGTTTGCGCGCTTGAGCAGCTCGGCGTCGGTAGGGACGTCGTCGGGCTTGACGGTTGCCTCTACGAACTCTGCAGAGGCTGAGTCCTTGCCGGTCTGAATCGTCTGCGAGGCCGCAGCAGGCGGCAGCGAAACGGGCGCATCGTCACCGTCGACGCGGATGCCAAGCACCGAGGCGCGCGTCTTGATGGTTGAGACGTTGATACCCGTCGCTCGAGCCGCAGCAGCCCAGCCCCCATGCTCAGCGAGCAGTTGGCGGAGCTCCTGCGCGCTCAGCGGCGCGCGGCTGCTCACCTAGGGCTTGAGGTAGCCGGCAGCGAAAGCGACGACGGTGGCGATAGCTGCGCCCACGTCGCCGGGGATCTCTACGTTGGCAAGCGAGGCCGCGTAGATGATGAGCGTTGCGACTGCGCCGCCGATACCTGCGGCGGCAACCTTCGGGACAGGCTTCATGAACCCCTCCTCAGTAGTGCTTCTTGATGAACGCCCTGAGCTGATCGCCAGGGCACGAGGTCTCGGTGACCGCGCTGTGCGGCCTGACCGGGACGTTCCTTCGGACGGTCTTGGTGCGCAGCTGCCAGATCAGGCGGCGCAACTGCAGCTTGGTCTGCCAGGTGAGCTTGTCGTCGGCGCGCATGACCACGCAGACGGCGATGGTGTTCGTGTTGTGGCCGGCCTGGGCGGCAGGAACTACTCGAGCACCGCGCCCGTAGAAGACTCGCGGGCGCCGGGAGTTGATGACGAGGTAGTTGTAGGCGATGTCGCTCCAGCCGCGCACGTTCATGTGGAAGCCTTGAATGCCGTGCACGGCCTTTATCTGCTCCTGCAGGCTGCGCTGGCCGCCCGGCGACTCGCTGTAGTGAATGAACAGCTCGCGGACGCTGCGCGCGTCCTGGTAGGTGCGGTCCTTCGGCTTGCGGGCGCCCCACTCGCGGCGGCTGATGATTCTCACTTGTTCTTCTTCCTCGCCAGCCGGTAGCGCCAGAACCACACTCGAGCGGTGCGCGTGTACGGTCCGCGCCAGGTGCAATGCCAGGCTTCCGAGGGAGCGTCAGAGGGCAGCTTGCCGCCCTGGATGCCCCAGCCGAAGCGGTGGCCGTACTTGCGCACGGCGGCCTGCTGAGCGGGCAGCGGCAGGTCGACGGCTTTGCCCCAGCCGTGGTTGCTCGTGCCGGGCCGGGCCGCGATCGGACCCTTGCCGTTCATGTAGTTGCTCCAGAACTCCTGCTGCTTGGCGAGCGTGCGGTACGAGCTCGCCGGGCCGGTCGGGTACAGCCAGGTGCCGGTCTTCTTGTAGACGTACCAGCGCATCGCCAGCCATGAACGCGCAGGGGCGCCCTTAGCCAGGCGGCCGCCAGGGATGTCTGAGAGCGCAGACGCCGGCAGGCGCCCGTTGAGGTATGCCATAGAGAGTCTCCTGCGCTACCAGAGCGCGTTCCAGGTGCTGCCGTTGCCTGCGTACAGGCGCCCTGCGGTCGTGTCGTAGATGATGCGCCCGGCGTTGGGCGTAGGGACGGGTGCCGTGGTGCGGTTGGCGACCGTCACGATGCGCACCGCTGAGCGTTCAAGGATGGCGATTCGCCGCTCGAGCTCGGCGATGTAGGAGATCAGGTCCTGCTGCGTCTTAGGGTCGGGCATCTCTACTTCCTGAAGAGCCGCACGCTGGCCGGCGTCTCAACGACGTTCTGGATGGCTTCGGGCGTAGGTGTCAGCGCCGCGTCGGTGTTCGTGGCGGTATTGCCGGCTGCCGGCGAGGCAGGCGTGGTCACCGGCGCGTTGCCTACCTCACCCTCAAGGCTGTGTTCGGTCTCGACGCCTGAGTTGTCGATCGTCAGGCTCAGCTTGTTGATGCGGATAAGCGCATCGGCAGCCAGCGAGCCCCGGTTGATTGTGACCCTGACCGCATCGCCGACGTTGTAGTCCAGCAGCGGCGAGGGAGCGATGGCCGGGTCGGGCGTGAAGCTCACCGTCTGCGTCCAGGCCGCGCGCACCTGCGCGTCGGCGGTGTTGACGCAGTCGGTTGACTCCTGCAGGTCTGAGCGCTGCGTAACAGCCTCCCAGCGTCCCAGGCCACCCTCGGCGGTTGTGATGTCGCTGGTGACCGTGCTCTGGCCCTCGGTGTTGTTTCCGACGACGAGGACGCGGGTCTGCGGCGGCGTTATCTGCTGCGCCACGGACAGGACGTTGACCTGCGTTCCAGGCCCGTAGCCGAAGTAAGCGCTCGGCGTGGTGCTGGTGTAGATAGGGCCCACGTCTAGGGTGGCAAGCGTCGAGCCCTGCGCCTGCGGGTTGACGCGCAGGTCAGGTCCGCCGGTCATGCGGCTTATCTCAAGGACGCGGTCAAGGATGACCTCACGGCTGAACTGCAGCTCCTCGATGCGCACCGTCGTGGCGGTGACGGTCCCTGCGGTCAGGCCCGTGGCGGTGCTGGCGTTGGCTTGAGCGAGCAGCGAGGTAGTGACCGGCAGACCTCCCGAGCCGGCGATGATGCTGGCGCTGTTCTGTTCGTAGTATTCGACGTCCAGACCGCTGATGCGGTAGCGAAGGAGCGCCAGGCCGTCCTCGAAGGTCGCCGTCAGGCTTGCCTCGTTGTCGGCGGTCTGCTCGATGCTTGTCAGGAAGCCTGCGAACTCAAGCGTTCCGTCGCGGTAGCAATACAGCCGCGGCGTGATTGACACAACCTGCGAGATGAGGCTGATGGCCCGCTCATCGTCGACGTCGAGCTGCACGATGGCCTTGCTCACGTCGGAGCGGTTGTATTCCAGCTGCACCTGCTTGTAGGAGCCGTCCAGAACGTCGATCGTCACCCCTGCCTGATTGGCAAGGACGAATGACCAGGCCATCGGCTAAATCCGGTCGATGGCGGCGACGATGATCCCCGAAAGGACGCCGGCCGAGGCGGCGATGGCGCCGACGATGCCTAGCGTCTTTGTGCGGCGGCTCTCGCGGTCCTGCTCAACGGCGGCGATCTGCTTGTCGGTGTCCTCTACGTCGTGCAGGCGCTCAGAGAGGGCGTCGAGGTCATCCTGCAGCTTGCCGAGGGCCTGTCGGACTGCCTTGTGGTCCTCGCGGTTCTGCTCGGCGAGCTTGTGCAGCTCGCGCTGAAGCAGCAGGACCTCGCTGCTAGTCATGTCGCTTCGCTCTCGGGCAGCTGACCGGGCTCAGGGTCCTCGATCTTTTCGACGACGAACTCCCACGGCTGCCCTTCGTGCAGGGCATCGACGGCGGCGTGAGCCTTTGTCATCTCGTCGGCCTGCGCAATGGCGGCCTTCTTGGTCTTATGCTCGCCTAGAACCGGCCCTCCGGTCGCGGCTTTCACGGTCCAGCTCATTATTGCGGCCCCAGGTCTTCGACCATCAACACACGCGGTTCATTCGCGTTTCCGTAACTATTGACGGCTGTGTTGCTGGTTAGCGCGTTCAGGCGTGTCTTAAACGTTTCAGTTGCTCCCGCAACAGGTCCGTTGAAGGTAAGACTGTAGAACACATTGTCACCGAAAACTGTTGACAACGCTCTACTGTTAGTCACTAGATAAACGTTGGTTGACGTTCGCTGAATGGTAAGCTGAGCGCCCTGCGCTCCACCACTTGCGCCGAGCGAGCCCGAGAAGGAAACCCGCAATCGTCTCGCGGCGGCGTAGGTGACGCTTACCGACAGCCCCTCATCTTGCGCGGTCGTATGCGTCGGGCTAGTCGTAAAGTTTGTGGCAAGCTCAACCCTACCCAGCACCGCATACGGCCTCGCAGCAGGACGACGGTCGGAGATGCGTGCAGTAGTTACTGTCGTCGCGCCCGCCAGCGTGTTCACAACGGCAAGCGGCATACACGACGAAGGCAGAGCCGGAGTACCGTTGACGCCTGGCGCGTCAGTAAGCGCCGCCGAGGCGTTCGCGGTGCCGGTGATGACGCGCACTCGGGCGAGGTTCAGGCCGCCTGCGTCGTGCTGGTCGTCTTTCACCTCAAGCACGACGAGGTCGTTGCGCGGGTTTGTCGCGTCAGCCGCAGCGATGTCCACGTTGACGTTCGCCGCAGTTGGCGGAACGAAATACTTGCCCTGCGCGGTAACCGAGTCGCCGGTAACGACCGCGCCCTCTCCTGAGCTGCTCTGCACGTCGACGGTCATGTTCGCGCCAGCCGCGCGTTGAATAACCTGAAAGGAGCCGGTGCTCAGATAGCCCTCGCCCAGGCCTGAGCCCCAGAAGCGCCGGTCGTCGATCGCTGAGTAGTTGCCTGCCTGCAGCGTGACAGGCGCCGAACCGAGCGTCGGCGTGATGGTTGCGGTGGTTGCCATGTGTCTCCTAGGTCCAGGCCGAGCGGTAGATCAGGTCGGCCCGCGCATTTGCGTTGAAGTTGCTCGCCACCATCTGCACCGTGCCGGTGCCGACGGGAAGCGCGAAGAAGGCTGAGTTGGCGACGTCCAGCAGGTTCAGGCGGCTGGTAGTGCCGTTGAGCTTGACGGTCCTGGCTGCGGCGTCGATCTCCAGGTAATCACCGTCTGCCACCTCGCCGGTGAAGATCAGGCGCGTGTCGTCGGTGAGCACGACCTGCGGGCTCGAGCAGTAGCCGTAGATGCGGATGATTGGCGGCGTGGGAACCGAGCCTGAGTTGGTGTAACTCACGTCGCCGCCTGAGCTAGGGTTGTAGCCGCGCGTGTAGCTGTAGGTGTAGGTCTTGCCGCCGGCCGCAGCCGACAGGGACGCTCCCGTGCCCGTGGTGAGAGTCTGCGAAAAAATGCGCGGGTCCGGGCAGCTGAAGGTTGCCTGGTATTTGATCCACGCCGCTCCGTCGGTGAGCGTCAGGGGCTGAAAGTCTGAAAGCCGAACGCCGGCCTGCAGCTGCTCGCCCGAAGCGTCGCGCGTCCACTTCAGCGTGCGCTCGGTGGTGATGGAGTCGTACATCGCAGCGGCGAGGGTGTCGAAGCTGTCGAAGGCCCCCTCGATCGTCGAGCCAACGACCTCGCCCTCGAGCGTGATGGTGCGCGAGTCGGTGTATTTCGTCCTGACAAACGCCCCTGAGGCCTGCGAGCGCTGCGTGAGGAGGTTTCGCACCGGGGGAACGCCCTGCAGGCCCTCTGCCCTGGTGACCACGGCGCTGCTCCCAGCGGCCGTTGAGTGCAGCGTGACGTTGCCGGTAGCGGTTGAGAGCGTGATAGAGGAGATCATCGGGTAGCCAACTGCCAGCCCAGGGCCCTAGCCAGGGCGACAGGGTCATCGGCGGTAGTGCGCGGGTAGACGTTGAGCGTTACCCCTGCCCCACCTGTGCGGGCGGTGCGCGTGGCGGACATGACCTGGCCGCCCATGATTAGCTCAGGGCCGGTTTCGCCAACCATCGTCAGGCCAGAGCGCGAGAGCCGGCCGCCCGAGACGCGGTTGTAGTCGACCTTAATCTTGTTGCGTCTGAGATCAGATGCCAAGGCACCGCGCAACAGGGTCCTGAGGTTCTCCGGTGAGCGTCTGAAGATGCCGCTGAGCTGTGAGAGAGTGAACTTGCCCCCTCGACGCTGCTTGAAGAAGTTCTGCATCGTCGAAATGTTGGCTTCCCCCGTTGGCGCCGTCGTCCCGCCGCCACCACCGCCACCGCCGACTGAGCTCGGCAGGCCGTTGATGGTCTGAATGTTGAGCACCGCGTCAACGGTGATTGTCGGAATCGGCGGCACCGCAGGCACCGGGAACTGCTTCATCACGCGATCGAACTCCGCGTTGATGTCGGTCACATAGGTGCCCGTTGCTCCGACGCTGGCGGCATAGGCAGCAGCCTCGGCGTCTGCGCGGTTCTGCAGGTCGCCCTGGTACATGCCGGTCAGCCACTTGTTGAGGCCGTCAACCTGCGTGTTGAAGTCTTGGTAGCTGATCTTGCCGGCTTCCAGCTGGTCAGTCAGGAGCTTGACCTGATCGTCAATGACCTTCTTGTAGTCAGCGACAGCCTGCTTGTTTAGCTCAAGCTGCTTGTCGTAGTAGTCCTGCGCAGCGCCGACACGGGCCTCGTAGTCACTTTGCGCGGCGTTGCGCTGACGCTGCAGCGACTCTGAGAGGTCCGTGATCTCGCGGTTGCGCAGTACGTCGCGGCGCTGCTCGTCGAGGTCCTCGAGCTGCTGGCGAAGCTCCTGCTGGCCTCGCAGGTTGCCGTTGCGGATCGCGCGCTCGAGCTGCGTTTCCAGCGACAGCTTGTTGTCGTTGAAATCCTTGTCTTCGCGCTCGCGCTGGTCGCGCTCCTGCTGCTCGCGCAGCTCGCGGATGCGCCGGGCCTCTTCGCTCTGGCCCTCTTCCTCGTCCAGGTTCTTTAGCTGAGACTGCAGGGCCTTGTCAGCGAGGTTCTGCGAAGCCTGCAGGCGCGCGTCGGCGATGTTCTGCAGGCCCTGCGCATAGGCGTCGGTGAAGCCCTGCGCAAACTCGCGGAAGGCGCCGCGAATCTCCAGCAGCGCGTCACGACGGGCGAGCTGCTTCTGCAGCTTGGTGACCTCGCGCTGAGCCTGACGGGCAGCGGCGGTGAGCTCCTTGAGGCGCTTGGTTTCGCTCTTGCTCCGGCTGTCGCCAATCGTCGCTTGGAAGCGGTCGACGCGGTACTGCGCGCTCGCGGCCTTGCCTTCTGCGCGCTGCAGGAGGGCTTCGACGGGGATGCCGCCCGTGAGCGGGTCCATGCCGCGCAGGTCGTAGATGCTGCCGCGCTGCGGGTTGAGGTTAGGCCGCAGGCGAGCTGCTGCTCGACCACCAGACCTGAGCATCGCAGAGCCGCGAGCGCGAGCGCCGCCTCGGCGACGAGGAGCTTGACGCCGCTCCCAGTCTTTATAAGCCTTGGAGTTCGGGTCAATCGTCGGCGCCTTAGCGTCAGCGCCGAAGAAGCCAAGGAAGTGATCCTGCAAGAGCTTGGGCAGGCCAATCTCACCGAGCTTCTTGCTGATTGCTCGGCTGAGCTCGTCGCCGAAGAGAGCAATGAATCCGGCAATGAACCCGAATACGGCGGCTTTGCCCATGCGGGCGCCCCACTTGTGGAACTTGCCGTCCTTTTTGCCCATCTTGCCGACCTGACCGCCTGGTGCAAGCGCTCCGCCGAGCCCTTGCGAGCCGGCCATGCTGCCCGCTGCCTCACCGGCAAACGCGGTGCCGGCTCTGGTGCCGAAGCGCTCGAATAGCTTGCGCAACGGGCCGCCGAGGCCCTTTGCGGTGTTAAGGAAGGTCGTAAGGCCGCTGATGGCGCTCACGAACTTGACGGTCTTTATTGCCAGGCCAACGGCGGCGAGGGTGGCGGCCAGGCGCACGAGCTTCGGGTTCTCAGCGGCAAACTCAAAGGCGGCTTTGGCTGCGTCCGCCAGCTGCTTGACGACCGGACCGATCTGCGACCACAGGTCCTTCATCTTGCGGGCAAACTCGCCGCCAGCGCCCTTGCCGGTCTTCATCTCGGTGACGAACTTGGCGAGCTTGTTGGCTCCGTCTGCCAGCACCGGCAGCAGCGTCGTGCCGAGCGTGGTCCTGACGTTCATCAGGGCAAGGTCGACCTGGCGCTGAGCGTTGACCATCGCCAGGCCCTGCTTGACCTGAGCGTCTGAGAGCTGCGGCGCAAGGGCGAGCTGTTCGCGCAGCTTGGCTGAGCCGCCTTCGAGCAGCGGGATCAGGTCGCGTGAGTTGCGCCCGAAGAGCTGCTGGGCGAGCGCCGCCTTGCTCGTGCCGTCTCCGAGCTTGTTGAAGCCGTCGGCGATGCCGAGCAGCACCTGGTTGAAGTTTCCGCTCTGGATGGCGCGCTGCGAGACGCCGAGCTTGGCGAACGCATCGGCAGCTGACCCGGTGCCGGTCTTGGCGGCCTCAATCTGGCGGGCCAGCGAGGTAAAGCTGCGGCCGAGCTTGTTGGTGTCAAAGCCGCGAACCTTGAGGACCGCCGCGAGGGCTGAGGCGTCCTCGGCGGCAAGGCCGGTGGCGCGCTGCAGCTGCCTGGTGGCCTTCGCCAGGTCGACGGTGCCGCTGATGCTCTTCTTGACCTCGTTGCCGGCGATGGCGATGGCGCCGATGCCGGCGGCAGCACCGAAAGCAGCTTTGCCGAAGTCTCGGAAGGTTGTCCTGCCTGACTTCTTGACCGACTTGTCGAAGCGGTCAACCTGCCCGATGCTCTTGGTGATCGTCTTCCGCAGCGAGTCGTAGTCGCCGAGGATGTTGACCTTGATGTCAGTTGAGCGGGTCGCCACTAGGACTCCTGACGTTTCATCTGCTTGATGTCGTTTGCGATCTGAGTTATCTCCCCTGCGGTCAACTCATCTATCTCCCACGGCCTGATGCCGTAGACCCGCGCCAGCGTCGGCGTCCAGAGTCCTCGAGCGGTCAGGCTGTCGTAGGGTCCTCGTCTTCCTCGGTCTTCTTCTTGGTCGTGCGCTTGGGCTTCTCTTCGTCGATGAACTCGATGTCACCCATCGTCCAGCCCATGACCGTCTTCTCGTTGAGGACCTTGCCTGAGCGCCCAGCGGCGATCATCACGAAGGCCACGACGACCATCGGGTCGCCCTGGTCCAGCGCGTCGGGCACCTGTGCCGGGTTCAGGCCGCAGACGTTCTTGATCTGCTGCATCTCCTTGAACGTCAGGTCCTCGGGCATCTCGTACTCGCCCTGCGGGCACTTGATCTTCATTCCCTGCTCCTTTGCTCTTGCGTTACTTGAGACCGGCTTTCCGGGAGGCGTCGTTGACCGCGTCCAGGAACGCCTTTTCGATCATGTCCTGCGACTTCATCAGCGCCGGGTTGAGGAACGCCCGGCTGCCGTAGAAGCCTCTGCCTCGATCGCCGTACTCGTAGACCATCGGGTAGGCAAAGTCTTTGCCGACGTAGCTGCGGCGCAGCTGGCCGGAGCGATTGCGCTGGCGGTTGTAGGGCCCGCGCTGTGACGGCGCTTGGTACTTCCTAAAGGCCGTCGACTTGATCTCGGCCTTCTCCATCGTCACCGAACCGCGCTTGATGCCCGTGATGAGGTTCGGGCGGCTGCGCGGCTTGAACTCATCGCCGACCAGGCGCTTGCGCTTGGCTTCGCCTTTGGCTTTGCCGGCTACTTCGTTGGCGAGCTCGCGCATCGCCACCTTGAACTGCTGGTCAGCCTCCGGGCTGAGCTGCTTGATGCGTTTGCGGGTCTCCTTGAGACCCTCAACGACAAGACCCTGCCCGGAGGCCATGACTTAAGCGGTGCTGTCCTCGTTGACCACCGTGACGGTGATCGGCGCGTCGGTGCCGTTGTAGAGCGCCTTGTAGGCAAGCTCAACGTCCACGACCTCGGGGCCGCCGACGTTCGGCGTGTTGCCGTCAAAGCGCACGGCGGGCAGCGTGACGGTGATGCCGCGCTTGTAGGTGCCGCTGATGGCGGTGCCCTCCCACTTGAGGGTCAAGCTGGCCTGTGTGTTCTGCGTAAAACGCTGATAGGCCGTCAGGTCCTTGAACTCGGCGGTGACCGAGCCGGTGATCTCCGTCATTGAGGCGGCGACCGGGGCGTTGATGGTCTGCGAGCCTAGGATGTAGCGCTCGGCGTCCAGGCCGAGATCGACCTCGACGGAGGCTTCCTTGCACTCGTAGCTCGAGCCGGCGACCGAGATGGTCGCGCCCGAGAACGAGAGGAGCTCCTGGCTGGACGGGTACGAGGCGGCGGTGACGGTGCCGGTCGTCTCGTCCTTGCCGATGAAGTTGAACTCGCCAGTCAATAGCTCGTTGACGCTATTGGTCAGTGAGAAACTGGCGATTTTCGCGCCACTGTAAGTGAAAGCGCGCACCGTGCCGTCGTTGCCGGGCCGGCCGACCTCGAGAGTCAGGCCGAGGCTGTAGGGATCGGCGAGCACGCACTCGTGCTGCTTGACCGTGCCCGAGAGGGTCGACGTGGTGACCTGGCCCAGGGCGTGCTGGAAGAGCAGGCCGCTGTTCTCGGCGGTCATGTCCATGCTGACCGAGCCCTCGACGGCCTTCTGGCCGACGGCGTAGCGGTCTGAGCGCATGACGCGGTTGCCCGCGCGCAGGCCCTCGGACTCGATGCGCTCGATGCTGAGCGCGAGGGACTCGTCGGTGAACTCGTAGAACCGCGTCGGCGTGACGGCGGTTCCCCAGGTGGTCTCGACTCCGATGCCGAGCTGTGCGGCCAGGCCGCTGCGGATAGCCATTTAGTTACTCCTCGTCCTTAGCGGACTTCGTGGTTTTCTTGGATGTCTTGGCGGGCTTCCAGTCGCCGCGAGCGATTAGCTCGTCGGCCAGGTCGTCGGGAAGCTCAACGGTCCCGTCGCGCTCGCACTCGTATGAGAAGCCGGAGGGCAGCGGGATGGTCACAGCCTTGTGAGGACCCAGGTACTTGACGGTCTTCAAGGGTTATCTCCTTAGATGCGCTCGGTCGCTTGAATGCCGAGCGTTAGTACGGACTGGCGCGCCTGATCTGAGGCGTATTCCTCAAGCTGGAACGGTGACTGCACTTCGGCGACGCGGACGGTGCCGGTCATGGTGACGTTGGTGCGCAGCTCGTCTTCGATCTCGGCGGCGATGGCAAAGCAGCGCTCGGTGCAGGTCTGCTGCTGATTGCCTTCCCTGAGCACCGAGCAGTAGACGTCCAGAACGTAGGTCTCGTCCTTGCGCAGGGCGCCGAGAGCGGCAAACTCCTGCGAGCCGCTGATGTCGCCGAGGGTGATGCTCTCGCGCGGGCCCTGCGTTGGTGCGCCGTAGCTGATGGTGACTCCTGAGAGCCCTGTGCGGGCCGTGAGAGCCGTCTGCAGCGCCGCCTTGAAGGCCGGGGCAGTTGAGTAGTAGGTGAGCGGCATCAGGCCATGCCTACGCGCCGGAAGGGCCCGAGCATCCGAAGCGTGGCGGCCGGCAGCGCGTAGTTGATTGGCCGGTCAGGCGTCATCTGGCGCGGCTCGTTGACGAAGTCTCCGATGTCCAGGGCCGGCACGTCCTTGCGGATAGCCGAGGCCACGGCGATGACCGTCGCCTGCTTGACGTCGGTGGGAATCGAAGCCATCCCCCAGGCACCGGCGATCGACACCTGCGAGTAGCCGAAGTATTTGGCGGTGTCTGAGTCGTGAAGGGTTGTCAGGTCAGCCGAGAAGCGCACGCGGTAGTAGGTGCCAAAGCGCGTCGGCATCGGCAGAAGCTGATAGTCGGTATTGGCGGTGAGGGTCTCGGGCTGCGCCTCTTCCGGGTGCAGCAGGATGGCGCTCGCGGTGCGGATCTCGTAAGGCGCCAGGCTGAGGATGCGCTCACCGACCGGCAGCGTGAAGATGCGCGTGGCCGAGGCGGTGGCGACAAACTCGCGCTCGCAGTAGCGGGCGATGGCGTCGCTGATGGGCGTGATGGTGTTCGTGATGAGCGTGTCGCGGCCGGTGTCGGCGGCGGGCAGCTCGAGGAACGCCCTCACGTCGGAGAGCGAGCACAGGTCCTGAGCGGCCATCTATCGCCTTGCGCCCAGCGTCGGGATGCGCTTGGCGGCCTTCTCAGCCTGCGTGCGGCCTTCCTGGCCGATCTTTGCCAGCTGCGCGTTGAGCTTGGCGACGAGCTCGTGGTCGCGGGCCTTGGCGGCACGGTCGCGCTCGGATACCAGCGCGGCGATCTTGCTCAGCATCGTTTCTCCCTAATCGAACTGCGGAAAGCAGCGGGCGGGAATCGAACCCGCCCTGACCCTCCAGGGCTGCTGTGCGTCGCTTAGACCTAGAAGGTCGGGGCGACGAGGCCGGTTCCGCTGATGACAGCGAAGTTGTCGCCGGCGTACCTCTCGGCGGTGAAGGCCGAGAAGTTGTAGAGACGGAAGCGCACGGTGAGCTCCGCCGAGAGGGTCTCGCGGAAGACTTCCGCCTTCGGAGCGCCCTCGTAGAGGAAAGCGTCGTCGAACTTGCCGACGATGATGCGGTCCTCGTTGGTGCCCGAGCCAAGGTTGGTCGGGATGTTGGCGTCCAGGTAGACCGGCAGGCCCATGAGGGTGCCGGCGAACGCCTCGGCAGCGACGTCGCCGAAGGTGGCGACGGCGTTCTGCGGGACCGAGCTGTTCGGAACGACCAGCGGGCGGTTGCTCGAGTCGAGCGAGGCCAGCAGGAAGCCCCAGCGGCGCGGGTGCATGACGATCGCGTTCGGCGGCGCGAAGCGCTCCGAGTTGATCTGCTGCACGGCGTCAGCCAGCTTCGGGAACAGGCCAGCCGCAGTCGGCGTGGTAGCGGTGAAGGTCACAGAATTGACCGTGTCCGCGTTGAGGATGCCCTCGTGCGTGCCGGACGAACCGGAGCCGCTGATGATGCCCTCATCGATCGCCTTGGCGTGAGCGGCGGCGAGGTCGGAGAAGATCACCTGGTCAAATGCGACCGGCGATTGCTCGACCAATTGAACGGAGCAGTCGCTGATTCCGCCGTAGGTACGGACGGGAGCGGTGACCGCAGCGGTGACCAGGTCGGTCTCCGAGACGGCGGTGTTCTGCGTGGCCTGAGCGGCGACCGACGTACCCGTCGTGATGGCGGGGACGCTGATCGAGTCGGTGCCCGCCGGCAGCGGGAACTTCTGGCACAGGTCAGCGGTGACGCGACCGGCGCGGGCCTTGGCGACGTAGTCCTGGACCAGCCACAGGGGCGGCACGAACTCTCCACCGGAAGTGTCGGTGGTGTTGTTGTCGCGGGCCTCGCTGGTTGCGACGTGCAGCGAGTGCTGGGAAAGACGCTCGGCAGCATCGCTGTCGCCACGGGTCTTCGCCAGGTACAGGTCGCGGAAGTAGGAGCGCTGCGGCGTGTCCTTGCGGTACACGGCCTCGTTGCTCACGACCTCCACGCGGGGCGACTCGGTCTCCTCGACCGGGCGCACCGGCATCGACTCGCGGGCCTCTACGACGGCCTCCATGCGCTCCAGCTCCTTGCGGGCGCGCTCGGCGGCATCGTTGGCCGAGTCGAACTCCGACTGCAGGGCGTCGAGGTCGGCCGACTCGTCGGCGTGCTCGATGGCGTCAGCAGCGGAGTGAAGGGTCTGCGCAGCGGCGTTGTAAGCCTCGCGCAGTTCGGTGATACGGCTCATACCGTTCACTTCTCCTTGCTTTGGTGGTTGTGAAGAGCCATGCGCGCTGTGTTGCGCATGACTTGCAGACGCTTGGACCTCGTCTGCTCGCCGCCCTCATCCGAAGCGACGGCGCCGCCCGCCTGTTCAGGCGCGACGGT